CTGGTACCAGTTGCCCAGAGACATCAGAACCTCGCCAGAATCTGGATCTCGGCGCCTGTCGACGCGCAGTAGGTCCAGAGCTCGTCACCGACCAGGTCGACCGCCATGGTCTCCCCGTTGGCCAGGAGGTAGCCAGTGGACGCTGACACGGTGTTGTCACCCCCGACGTAGACCGCCTGCCCGGAGGCGTTGCGAACCGCCAGAGCGTTCGGGACCTTGGCGGTGCCGGCAGGAGCGTTCACCTTGAGAGGGGAAGTGCCGGAGTTGTTGCAAGTGTGACGAAACGCCCTCATGTCCCTATCCTGCCACACTCATGGTGGAGAGAGGGTTCACAACGTGCGACCAGCGGCAGCTCGAGCACCCGGGGGCATCCCCAGGGTCCCGTTGGCGGCCTTCATCTCGCGCACGCGATCCACGATCATCGGCCAGTTCGGGAAGTCGTGTGCTTGCAGAACCGCTTCCTCGTCGATGGCTCCCATCGCGAACAGCGTGTCGGCCTCAGCGGCACGGGCCTGACGCGAGGTCGGGATGGTGGAGCCGGCCTGAACCTGAAGCTGGAACCGGATCGGGGTGGGAGCGGGAGATTCCGGGTTCCAGGTGTAGAAGTGGCGAGCCCCGAGTGCTGCAAGGTTCTGCTCACCCGACGGTCCGACGAACGCGATGACACGCGGGGAGTCGTAGAACTCGGCAATCAGCGATGCCGCCTTCTGGCCGGAGGACTTGAGCATCGCCTCGAGGTTGCGGAGCATGGCGCGGATGCGCACGAACGCTGCCTCCTGGACGGAATCCAGCACACCCTGGGCGTTGCGCCCGCCGGGCGTGGCCCCACGCACGATTGCCGAGAGCCCCGAGATGCGCTCCATCTCACCGACGTAGAACTGAATGAGCTGCATGGCGAGCTGAGGCTGGATCACGGGCGGGTTCATCCACTCCGGCTTCGCTGCTGGAGTGTTGATCTGGAGCCGCTGACCAGGTCGGTTGGTGATTCGGGTGCGCTCCAGCCCGGACTGCACGGGCTCCAACAGCACCGGGTTGCCGGCCAGCCAGATGTTCTGCTCCACGGCTGCGAGGAGTCTGTTCACCGACGTCTGGAGCGGCGCCAGGAGCTCGACGAGGCTCATGCCCCAGAACTCACCCTCGTCCTGACAGACCAGACGATCGTAGGGGTGCTGGCCGTGGGCCCAGAGGTCCTCGGCAGGGGAGTCGAGGAGGACCGCGTCGCCACACACCACGGTGCAGCGCCAGTACCACGAGTCGGAGTCCTTCTCGTACTTGGCCTCGGCCCGGTCCTCGTAGACGTCCTCGGCAGGCTCGTTGCGTTCGGACTTCTCGTAGTCACCCTTGCTGCGATTCTCCGGGGAGCAGCGGTGCCACACCTCCAGGATGAGGTGGGTGTTGGAGTCGATGTCGGTCGTCTCGCGCCCCTGACCGGGCAGGCCGTACGCCATGGAGGTGTTGGGGGAAATCGGGCCCGGGTTGGCCTTGGGGAGCTTCTCGTTGGCGTTGGAGAGCTGGGTGGGGGACCGTTCTGCCGGCCCTTCCGAGAAGTTCTTGATCTTCTTCAGTGACCCGGGGAACCGCTCCTCGAGCTCCTCGTCGGAGAGCTCGTGGGTCTCGATGAAGAACCGAGCGGACGCCATGTCCTCGGCAGCCGGGTCTGGGTAGAAGCGGAACGGGTCGACGCGCGTGAGCCGAACGTCCCCGTACCCGTCGGCCGCTGAGTTGTCCCACACCACCTTGGAGATGCCGGTCCCGTAGACGTTGGCGTCCCAGATGAACTTCTGGACCTCGGTCTCCATGTCGTTGAGGGACCAGGCCGAACGGAGTGTCGTGCGGAGGTCGTTCGCGACGACAGCCTGCTGGGTGTAGTAGGGAGAGTTGGGGTCGGCCGATGGGACGACGTCGAACACCGGGCTGCTGTCACACTCCCAGGCGACGATGGACGCGACGATCGGGTAGATCTCGGCGACACGCGGCGAGGGCAGCCACTTGGCCCGGTTGTCGCTCCACACCCGGTTGTGCAGGACCTCGTAGTTCTTGACCCAACGCTCGAGGAGCGGCCGACGATGGTTGCGAGCGAAGTAGAACAGCTCGCGCGCCCGAGCGCACTTCTCCCAGTCCTGCTGGGAACTGGGAGTTTCGGTGGCGGCCTCCACGACCGATCAGCCTACTTCACCAGGGAGTTTCAAGGTGTCCATGTCCACCTTGTCAACAACCACGTTCTTCTGTTCGATCCCCGTACGTTCGTAGAGCTCGTCGGAGTAGCGATTCATCTTGTCCTGCATCTTGGTGCGATCCGACACGTACCCACCCACAGACGGGTTCCAGTGCTCCTGCCAGACCGGGGCAGGCTGGGGCTTGTCAGCTCGGTAGTCGCGCTTCATCATTCCGTCCCCACACACGCATGGATGGGGCTCAGGCGGCGACATGATGGGCGACGTCACGAGCTCGAAGCGGTCACAGACCCTGCACTTGAACGAGTACACCGGCATGTCAGTCTCCGTACAGTCGGATCACGTGGATGCAGGGGTCCAGGCCGTCCTCCCAGAGTTCGGCCTCCGCGTCGGTCAGCGGGATGCCGTCGTGGGAGTCGCACACGACATCCGAACACCACCCCCTGACCTGTCCGTAGGCGACCCACTCCCAGAAGTCGAGCCGCAGGGTGTCTGGCTCAGTGGTTGTCATGGTGATTCCTTCCGTCGTGTTGGTACGGGGTGGTCAGGGAGCGCCTCACCAGGTCTCCTCCTCGGGCTCGTACGGGTCGCCCATCATCAGGTTGAGTCTGGGCGGGGCGTCGTGGGCGGGGAGCTCGCCGTATGCCTGGAGCGGCGACTCCATCGCATGACACGCGCAGGCAATAGCGAGCGCCATGACGGTGTCGTCGTGCTCCTCCTCGTTGGCGTTGCCGTAGCCGCCGTTGTCCAGCACCACGTAGTTCTTCATCTCCTCGAAGGTCTTGCGGTGATGAATGGTGATGGAGCCGTCAGCCACGCACTTGAGCAACCAGGAAATGGCGAGGTGCTTGGACTGCACGGTGGTGGACCAGCCGTACTGCTCGGTCGACACCTTTCCGGGTGTCTTGTCTGGTCGAGCCTTGAGCCAGACCTTCGGGTAGTTCATCCCCAGGAGCTTCCCGATCGTCATGTACCCGGGCCCCTCGATCTCCGTCGTGAGGGTTGCGGTGTTGTAGTAGAGGCCGAGCTTGAACAGCTCCTCGGCGAAGGTGCCGGGGTCAATCCGGCCGCGCCAGACAGCAACCTGCTCCATGGTCCGACGGTTGATGACCTGAGCGCAGGCGAAGTCGCCGCGGGTCGTGTGGGTGGGGTCGCCGGCAACGAAATACTGGCCCCAGTCCTTGTCCTTGGTGGGCCCCTTGAACACCGTCAGGGGGCCCTCTGAGGTCTGCTTGAACTCGACCTCGTTGCCATTCCGCACCAACAGCCCTCGGACCCCGTCGGTCTGCTGGTACACCTGTTTCAGCATGTCCAGGGGGAACACGTTCGTCCCCGAGGCGATGAACGCCTCCTCGGGTGTGGCGGGGTACTCCTGCATGAACTTCAGTCGGTCGCCCTCAGCGAGGTTGCGGATCGCCCACCGCCGCCAGTTGATTCGATCCTCGAACTCAGACTCGGGGATGAGGGTCTTGAGGAGCTTCTCCTCGGAGTCCAGGTTCCCCAGCGGCCGGTTGGGGAGGTGCATGTAGGAGGAGGTGTACTCGTAGTGCTCCCACCACGGGAGGAACAGAGGCACGAACTCCGTCTCGCCCTCCTCGGCGGCGACCCACTGGGAGTGGAAGTAGTCCCCCATGCCGTTGGCCGTGGACTCCATGACGATCATGGTTCCGGGAGTGTTCGGGATGGTCTGCCGCAGACCCAGCATCGAGGTACTGGGGTCGGGCCAGAACGCCAGCTCCGATGCATGGAGCCCATGGATGGTCGCTGACCGGCCGACGGCCTTGTTGCCGGCGGTGGAGATCTTGATGCTCGAGCCGTTCTCCACCCACGCGATGTCGTTCTTGGAGTAGTTCTTCGGGGTGTAGAGCTTCTTGTACGGGTAGGTGTCCCAGTAGCGGCTGGTCATCGCGAGCAGGTTCTGGGAGGCCGGGATCTCGTGGGCCACCACCAGGCCGCGATACCCGTCGAACAGAAACGCCAGCTTGAACAGCAGTGCCTCGGTGATGGTGGACATCCCGAGCTGACGCGCCTTGAGCACGATGATCCGAATACGGCCGGTGGTCTTGAGTTGGTGCTCGGCGATCGACAGGTACCGGAGCTGGGCCCAGTTGGGCTCCAAGGGGTGAACCTTGAGCTCCTTGTCCTGGATCGACAGCTCCCGGACGAGATCAGGCAGCAGCGTCGGGGTCGGAAAGTTCACGGCTGAGTAGAGCGTTGGTGATGCTGCGTTGCATCTCGGTCATCTGGGTTCGGAGCGTGACGAGCTCGTCGTCCTCCTTCTCCTCGCGCAGCTCCTTCATGATCGCCGGGAGGGTCCGGTTGAGGAGCTGGGCCTTGGATGCCGGCGTCCCGTGATCGAGCTGATGCTCCACCTCGTCCAGCATCTTGTGGACAAGGCTGTTGACGCGCGCCTTGACCCCGATCAGGACGGTGGAGTCCAGGAGCTCAGTGAAGTCGTCGACGTTGTCACTCATCGTCAACGTCCCCAACCCAGACGCGGAAGTGGTCGTCGGGGGGTGGTGCCGGCAGCTCCTCCATGCGACGCCTGATCTTCTTCTGGATCGTCAGAACGAACATCTCGCCCTCGGTATCGGAGAGCTTGATGGCCTCCGCCACGTGCTCCCGTGGCACGCCCAACACGAGCTCCAACCCGCCCTGGGTGTTCTGGTTCGACGCGTACCGCTTGTAGAACGCGTCGAAGGTCCCGATCAGCTCCAGCTCGCTCATGTCGGAAACAGACTCTCGCCAGGGTTGATCTGGATGACGCGGTGCTCCTCGAAGTCCTCCGGCAGAAGGTGGTCGGTCGGGTCCATGACGACCCAGTCATCCGAATCGAGCTGATCCTCGGGCATGACCGTGGCCTGACGCTCAGGTCCGAAGGCCACCTCGCTCCCAACCCGGGCCGCCGACTCGATGACCTCGCCAATGGTGCGAACCAAGCGATCCACGACCACAGCAGCCAGAACCAGCCCAACGAGCCAGGTGAGTTGCTTCATAGTGTGAGGATAACAGAAAGTTGGCAGAGCTGCCGATACTCCGGGGCTTTACTGAC